GAGGACTTCTTTGAAGAGACGATTAAGGGAGTAACGTTTAAATATGTAAAACCAATATTGCTGGATTTCTCGTGGAAGAACCTTTCTGATTACGTTATACATTGCGACCCAGGACACAAGGATGACAGCTTCTGCATAGCTATTGGGCACCTTGACGCTGGCCTAGTAGTTATGGATGGCGCTATTGAGTGTCGACCTATACCCAAGAACAATAGACAGCAGCTTGAACCACGTGAAGTTTATTTTCCAGCAATGACCGATATTATAACTAAGCTGGCTAGAAAGCTTACCCTTAAATACATTTCGTATGATCGTTGGAATTCCACTGAGCAGATTCAGCAGCTGCGACAGAGCGGCATACTTGCCTTTCAGAAGAACATTAATAGAGAAGACCACGTGAAGTTCCTTAACAGCATGATGAACCGCAGCATAAGCTTTCCAAGACGCGAGAACGAGATAATCGATCCGTCTGCAATTCGAAACCTGCCGTGCTCGTTAGCTCTGCAGGAACTAAGGCGGCTGGAAGACAATGGTGTTGTAGTTGACCACCCACCCGGTGGTTCTAACGACATGGTGCAGTGCTATGTGGGGGTCCATCGGCTGCTCACCCACCCAGATGACGTTATAAACATGCGTGAGGTAGCTAAGGATGCACAGAATTCGCACAACCGTTACAAAATAAAATCCATTGGTCAAGTTGTTCGTCTTCCAGTAAAGGGCTGCGGCGTGCCTAGACGGTAACTTGAACTCTGCAGGTAAACGCTAGTTAAACCAGATATCGAAGTAGGTTGTACGATAATTCGTGGTAGTAAAACGCAGATCGCACAGGAGATCCGACCATGTATAAAATCCAGAACACTACCTCCGGAAACTTTTCTTTGACGCTGGAAAAGGGCAGCATCACGTTAGTTCCTGGCGGCGCGTTTGATCTGGAGTTGTCGGCGTCTCGCAAGTGGCTTTCCGAAAATTCGGACATCAAGCGGCTAATCGACGCTGGGCATTTGGTGTTGTTGCACGATTCAGAAGTAGGCGTTGGAAAGCACGCAATCAGTCCGGATCCTACTACGCTAGCTCCCGTGGCTAAGGTACCTGCAATTGCACCGGTCGTACCAATTGCGGCAGCTCCTGCCCCCGTGACTCCTCCAGTGGTTCACACCGCACCCAAGCAAGATCCTAAAACACCAGTCGTGATAGACCTGCGTGGAACTCCTTCAGCTAAGCCGGCAGTAGCGCAAACGCAAGCTAAACCCGTGACCGCTCCTGATTCTAAGAAGCCCACTGTAGGACAGCCAAAGAAGAACGTTCAATAAACCCAATTCCTCCAATCGGTGATAGCCATGAGCACGTTTGATATCTTGAAGAGCAGGTTCGAAGCGGTGGTGGAGAAGCACGGCTGCGTGTTGGACTCAGACTACTTTGAGATATGCTCAGGGGTCGCTGACCACGCTGTGCTAAACAGGCTTGCTCATTGGTTACTGAGTAGTGGGGTTCCGCTCAAGAAGAACATTGGCCCGCAGTACAAGCGTGAGCTTATGCGTAGGATTAAACATCCCAATGTTCGAGACGTGGTAGATACGAAAGATCGAACACACAAAAACACGGACAAGTTTCAGGAATCTAAGAAGGACGCCACGCTAAACTTCAACGACAAGATCGATGACAAGAAGGAAAAGGATTTCAACCGCGACTTCATGCCCCCGTGGAAACGCATGAGGATTACGCTAGAAGAACCTCCTAAAATTGTTGGGTTCAAACTGCTGCAGTTCATAAACGACAACCCGGACGTTATGGAGCTTGCAGCCTCTGTTGGACTGTACGCATTCTTAGGTGACGACTACAATATGACGCCTGAAGAGCTTCGTGAGTACATCATGGAGTTTTCAGTACATAAGGCACCAGTACCTGGCGTTGCATATCTAAACGCGGAGGACTTCGACGCGGAAGAGTTTTCGTACCTGCAGGGTGCTAACATTGGAGACAAGGGCACACTGCAAAGGATGCTTGGCGCGATCGACGATAAGCGCCTTCTGTACAAGATCTTGAATGCTGTAGAGCGTGGATACTTTACTGCTGGAGACGCCGACGTTGCTAGCCCAGCAGCTCCTAAACTGGAGCAGCCATCCGAGTTTGCTTTTGAGGACACAGGTGATGCACCATTGGATCTGGCTGAACCTACACCGCTTGGCACCAAGAAATCTAGCGTAGCTAGCAAGCATGTTGTCAAAGACTCAAGTGTGGTAGCGTTTGACAACGGTGCGTGCTTTACAGTAGACACCGCTAGTACGCCTGCACAGAAGGCTGCTGGGTTGGAACCCTACGAGTCCTTGCCTGAGTCTCGTGGTCTGTACTTCCCGTTCGACGAGACCAGCTTGGTCACGTTCCACATGGGAAAAGTAAAGTTCCCGATCGACATCATCTTCCTTTCCGAGAGACCCCACGGGATGGAAGTTACCAACATTGTGCATGAGGCCCAGCCAGGCGCTACCGACCATTGGTCATCACCCAAGACCAGTGCCGTGTTAGAAGTAGTGGGTGGAACCTGCAAGAAGCTTAGCATCGAAGTTGGGTCTTTCTGCAAGCACTTGGCGAAGGACCAGCTAAGGACAGCACAAAGCACGATGAACCCAGCTAACCTAGGCGTGGCTTACTTTAGCAAGATGCAACTAGGTGAGGAGATCGACGCTTATGGGCTGGCACAGGCGGTGCACATCGAGCCGATCACAGCAGAACAAGTACTGAATAAACTAGTGGGGGTCGGCTTGGCATACAAAGATGGAAAGTGGTATGGTCCAACCAACAAACCTGAAGACATCCTTGACCAGTGGAGAGGGTTAGCGCTATGAGGGTACACGCGAACAAAGAAAAGTTTGTCAGCGACCTTGCTGGGCACGTAACCGCCAGCAAGTCCAAGATCGTCGTCGTGGCTGACTCTGATAAGATTGACATCAAGGAAGAGGCCAAGCAGAGCGCAATCAGCTATTGGATGATGGGTTGGAACTGGGACGAAATCGAGGGCGTCTTGGAGGACTCTGAGTACAGCACTGCGGCTGTATCCTATGCGCTTAAAGAGGCTAAGGAGTACGCCAAGAAGATTTTGAATGAGGGGCCGTTCGCAGTCATGAAGGAAGGTCAGGGGGTTAAACTGACCAATGGCGAGGTGGGAACTGTAGATTCAGTGTTCTCTGACCACGTCAAGGTATCCCTCAGCGGCAGCGGTAAGGTCAAGGTAACCGCTGCGCACATCGATCTCGATGCTACAAACAAGCTTGGGAAGGCGTTCGCGCTCCGTGAGGAAGCCGCTGCCTTCGTTGCCCAGATAACCGGCGAGAATCCGGTTATGAAGACAGCCTCAACTGTAATCCGTGTATCTCTAGAAAACACGGAAACCGGTTTGGCCGCAGATCTTAGTGCAGCCATTGCTAGGCTTAGCGCTCTGCAACAGGCCTCCGACGATTTGAGGAAAAACGCAGCGGAGTTAAACAGCACGTGGAAGTCTGAACATGAGCAGTGGCAGACCAGGTCCGCCGACGAGCAGACGTTCGCACAGTACGTTACTGCCATGATCACTCAAGAGGGCATGGTCAACGACGAGGTTCAGGAAAAAGTACATGGCGAGCTTCGTCAAGCAGCTGCGGTGGCGCATGACTTGGCCGTTGAAAACCCTACGATCGAAGACGCTGCTGCTGTGCAGGCTGTGACAAAGGACATCCCAAAGGTGATCCAGGCGATCGAAACGCACGTTTACGACCTAAACCAGAAGAACGCCATGATTCAGGAGTATGTGCACAAGTTCCAGAACTCTACAATCCAGGATTGGCGCGCGGATGCGGTTAATTGGTCAAAGCAGGCCTGGAACGATACGAAGACGTTCGTGCACGTGTGGGAAAATCGAATCAAGCCGCTTGCTAGCAGCGCGGTAGACGCTCTGTCCAAGTTTTCTAGCGTTGCGACTTCCAAGAGTACGCAGACCAGCGTCGGTGAAGCGCTGGTCGGAAAAGGTCTGTAACTCAGTATAATCAAGGCGAGGAAGCCATGTTTTTGTACTACGACAGAGTATCTAAAATGTTCACCTTGGATCTTGGTGATGACGGCGGCGCGGTTTTTCTAGGCCCCATCACCAACGCGCTGGTCAATCTAAAGAGGACATATGGATTGACCGACTCACAGGCCCGCGAAGCAGTGTTGCAGGCTGTGTTTAACATGGGTGATTCTGTGGACGTTGCTACGGTAAAGAAGATCGCTTCTACCGGTAGCAAGTTCTTTCAAAGAAACCAGTAGAACCTCTTTCTTGTGATGGGCGATGAACCGTGGCCAGGAAAAAGAGATCAAATACCCCTAAAAAGCGGCCTGCGCCCTTAATCCACAGCCCGAACGTCATACAGACCAAAGCTCGTGGACCAATTCGCAGGACCGCTACTTCGCTAAGCGGGCCGTCAGCAGGCGTTAGCGGTTCAGGCTCTATCCAGTCCATAGCGCAGTCTCCACTGTATTACGATTACAGATGGTCTACGCCTGACAAGTTTTATTTTCCAAGGAATCGCGTAGTCGCCAACTCCATTTGGCGTGAGATTTATAAGCGCGATCCAGCTGTGGCTATTGGTACAGACATGTACGCCGAGCTTCCTTGGAGCGAATTCGAACTAACCGGGATCGAAGATAAGGAAGTACTGCATACGTACGAGGACATGTTTACAAAGTTGAACATCGTTCCTAAACTTACAAACTATACTCGTGATTATCTGGTTACTGGTGAGCTTGTTCTGCACAACATGTTTAACTCCACCAAGGGTGTTTGGGAACGAATCATTCCACACAACCCAGACTACATAAAGGTAGAGGGCGTTGGGTTCATTATGGATCAGCCGTTGCTGTCCATCATACCAACACCAGAACACAAGCGGCTTGTAAACTCTACCGACCCAAGAGTAAAGAAGCTTTTGAAGCTGCTACCTAGCAGCTTAATTAACGCGTTTAGAGCTGGTAAGGACAACCCGCTAGATGCGTTGAACACGACGTTCCTACCACGGCTAAACTCCTCCACAGACTTGCGGGGTACCTCGCTCTATACACGGTTGTTTAGAGTGATCATGTACGAGGACTTCATTGTAAACGCCTCGCTGGCGGTAGCTCAACGAAACGCTGCCCCGCTACGCATTTTCAAGCTTGGCGATCCAAACACAAACTGGATCCCGGACCAGGATGACGAAGCCTCGTTTGCTGAGATGCTTTCTATGGCAGAGAGCGACCCGCTTGCTGCAATCATCATGCATCATAACGTTAGTTGCGAGCTGGTGGGTGTTACCGACAGGGTCTTGTTGATCTCTCGGGAGTGGGACTACATTGAGAGAGTGAAGCTTCTGGCGCTAGGCGTGTCGAAAGCCTTCTTGGTTGGGGAGACTTCGTTCGCGTCCGCAGTTGCGGGCCTGCAGACGTTGATGGAGCGCTTGCTGTCGCTTCGCAACAAGTTCGAGAAGGATTGGATCATTAGTAAGCTGTGCGACCCGATAGCTAAGATCCAGGAATTCTACCGTAGGCCTCAGGCAGAAGTTGATCACTGGATCCGTGTAAAGAAGCCGCTGGATGAGTACGAGTTGATGGTCCCAAAGATCCGGTGGAGAAAGAGCCTGGAAGCCACGCAGGATGTGGCAATTCTAAACATTTGGCGTGACATGAAAGACCGTGGTATTGTCTCTGAGCGTACATACGCTACTGGCGCAGGCGTCGATCTAAACACCGAGCGTAAGAACGCTATAGAAGAGAAGAAGTACAAGGAAGACCATCCGGAGATTTACGGTATTCCTCAACCGCAACAGCAAGCTCCGGGTGCCAAGCCGCCGATGAAACCCGGAGCGCCAGTGCCTCCTGGACCAGCGATGCCTGGAGCTTCAGATAAACGCAGCAGCTTCCGGAGAAGCGCTAACAATCCATACGTAAGTCGCGTTGCGCTAGAGCGCAGAGAAGCGGCGCTGGAAGAAGCATTGGACAACGTAGCTGACTCTGAGCACAAGGTCGATGTTCGCGACGTCTTGGAATTAGTTAGCAGTGTAGAAGAGCAATACGCTGAGGACGACCCCGCTATATTTCCTGCGCCTAAGACCATCCTCACTGGCGAATAAGGAGCAGTCATGTTCTGCTACACGGGTAAGGACTTCGAGTCCTTTTGGCACGACGTTGTCCTTGGTTACTTCCCTAAAGCAAAACTAAAGTACAAGGACGAGAGCTGGTTCATGAAGCTGCTTGGCAAGCTCTTGTTTTTTGTACCGGGATTCATGACCAGGTTTACTACTACGATTGGTACCACCGTTTACTTCCCATCTAGGAAGTGGGTGGAGGACAAGCCGGATACATGCATGGCGATAATTTCACATGAGTTTATCCACATGTGGGATCGTGGAGTTTTGTTGCGGCGCTACAAGCTTGACCTCTTTTCTTTGGGTTGGCTGTCTCCCCAGATCTTTGGGATGTTTAGTCTTCTTTCGGTATTGGCCATGTTTGATCTACGTTTTCTATCTTTCCTGTCATTCCTTATCTTTACTGCTCCCTGGTCTTCTAAGTGGAGGACCCACTGGGAATCCAATGGGTACGCGATGACCATGATTTTTTACGCGTTTACTTCCGGTATCCGGTATAATGCTCAAGAGGCAGCCGATAGCTTATCCGAGGAGTTTACAAGTAGGAATTATTATTGGATGTGCCGAGACAAAACTAAGGTTGTTGCGATGCTCCTGGACAAGTATGCTACGTTTACGCAAACGCATGATGGAGTTAAAGAGGTATACAAGTGGCTAAAGTCAAGACCGGTATCAGTCTGAGCCCTAGCAAGGTTGACTGCTTTCTGGGTTGCCGACGTTTGTTCCGCTATAAATATTTGCAGAAACCGTTCATCCCGCCTGAGAATCGCTACTTCTTAATTGGAAACATTGCGCATGGAACGCTTGAGCGGCTACACAAGGAGGACCTGCAGGACCCTATCACTAACTGGAAGCGCGCAGCGTCCAAGCATTTCCATGATGCAGCCGTAGCGCATAACTTCAATAGGAAGCTACGGGATGGCACCATTAACAAAGATGACATGCTGTCAATAAAGGACATGTTGCGTAAGTACCTGCTGCATTTAAATGATCTACCAGAGATGCCAAAAATACAGCAGCTTGAAAAGCTAAGCAAGATTGTGATCAATGGAATAGATGTGTGGTTGAAAGCCGATAGGATTGACCGAGTGGGTAAGGACTACTACTGCGTTGTCGATTATAAGTCTGGCAGGCCTGCGAGCAAGAAAGACGAGGTCGAGTCCGTTCAGATACCCTCGTACGGTTTGCTGGTCAGATCTTTGTTCGGCCCCAAAGCCAAGGTGGACGGGATGTACTTGTACCTTAAACACCTTGATAGTAGGAAAGGAGTAAGCAGACATAAGATAACGGACGAGTGGATTCGTGCTACAATAGAGAAGTACGAGTTCGTCAACAACGAGATAAAGAATGGGTGTGAGTTTAAACAAAACTTCAAATACAAGTACTGTGGTCGCATGTGCGACTTCCGTAGAATTTGCGTAGAGGACGATGACAATGGATACAAAACTTAAAGCTACATTCGTAGGGAAGGGTAAGGAGGAAAAGATGGCTTTTAAAAAGACGGGTGACGTTCCGGTGGAAAAAATCCTGTGTAACTGCGGGGCTCGGCTTGCTGGAGTGGCCGCCAAATGTCCAAAGTGTGGTAAGACACTCATTCCTGAGAACCTGCAGACCCCAACAACACCCCCTGTAGACGGCAACAAAACTTAAAGAATCCACTTATTTAGATTCTATACTCTCTCTTGGGACTGACAAACAGTTCAGTCACAGGAGAGAACGATGCCATTTTACAAGACCGCCGCAACCCCCATCCTTGGTGTTTACCAATCCTCTGGAAAGTTTACAAAGCGCGCGCAGCAAGCTGCGGACATCTCGGATAAGGAAGAGGATGCGGTTAAGCAAGCGTTGAACATACTTTCGAAGGATGTCTTGAAGGCCGTCTCTAGGGTTTACAACATCTCGGACAACATCAACGACTACATCTTTCCTGTCCCAAGAGCGGTCACTGCGGACGTACCCAACAACAACGGAGATAACTTTCAGCATGATGAGCTGACTAGGTTTTCTACGCGGCATCGCTGCATGGTATTCCAGACGTTTCACAACGACCCGTTGCAGGTAGAGCACTGCGCTGACAACCCAAAGACCGCAAGGGGCTACCTACCAGATGTGCACTACGTTACAGCGAATGCAGAAGACAAGCATGTCCTAACCGTTGTAGCGATGGACACTCGTAAGGACCCGCCCCTAGCAGAAGGATTGCTAAGCGGCGAAGTAGACTCATTTTCGATGGGTTGCATTTGTGACCAAGTCAAGTGCTCAAATTGCGGTCATGTGGCTAACTCGGACAAGGACCTGTGTGATTGTCTGCGTTGGTACAAGATGTCCAAGGTCAACGGTAAGCTCGTGTACGAGGACTGCTTGGGCGTGGAGTACCAGGAACTTTCCGTAGTCGGTAACCCTGCGGATCCCAAAGCGCGCACACAGGCCCTCCTGAAGTACGCGTCTAGGTGTGCCGCTGCTAACGATTTGAAAGCCTCCTTTAACGTCTTGTCAACAATGGTAGACCCGGAAGACCAGCGGGAGGTTGCACGGTTCTTCCATATGAATGCTGGGAAGTTACCTGATGCAATGCTTAGGCTGGCCGACAGGTTGTTCTAGATAACCAAAACAGAAGTTTAACTTCTGAAATTAAACTCTTGATAATAACTAAAGTAAGGAGCCAAGTATGGAACCCCTGAGAACGCGCATCGCGCGTAAGGCCAGCAAGTTTGTACAGCAGGCACAGATCGCTCCTCCTGGTGCCCCTCCCCCAGCAGCTCCTCCCGCTCCTGGCGCGCAACCTCCGGTGCCTGGTGCACCTCCAAAGCCGCCAGTAGCTGCTCCAAAACCCCCAGCAGGGCCTGGTGGCATGCCTCCGATGCCAGGTGGTCCAGCGAAGGGCAAGGAGGAGATCGAAAAGGACGTCGATCAGGACATCCGCAAGCGGAAGGAGCAGGAACAAAAGATTGAGGACCTTTCTGAAAAGGTCGACACCGTTGGTGACCAGGTAGAGGGTCTGTCCAAGTCGATTAACAACCTGGTCAATGTACTTCAGAAACAGGTCGGTGGACCTACCGATTTCGAAAAGAAGATCGACGAAGTTAAAAAAGAGGACGAGGGCGATAAACGCTCTCCAACCGAATTTGGCTTGGGAAAAGGCGACGAAAGCCTCGTAAGAGCTAAGGAGGGACACCAGATGCCCAATGAACTCAGAACTGCTCGTGAGAAGCGCCTGACCGGCGAGGAACTTCAGTTCCATGAGGAGAACCCGCCGAACAAGAAGTACAAGCAGACAGTTCCAGCTCCTCAGATCACCAAGCTCAAGGACGAGCCGGGTGATTGGGACAAGAAGTACAACAAGCTGACTGCCTCAAACATGGCTATGGACCTCAGCGCCAACGGCAATGAGTGGGCCATCGTCGACAAGTACACCAACGAGGTCTTCTTCAAGATCCACCAGACCGCCGAGACCAAGGAAACCTTTGCTACCGAGGCGTTCGCGCATGCGGTAATCAAGGACGTCCAGGATATGGGTCTAAAAGCGGCCATGGGCAAGTACGCAGCTGAGCCGTTCTCATCGGATCTGTTCAAGCGTACGACTGACGCCCCCGGAAAGCAGAAGACCGACAGCAAGCCGGTTTCTTCGGACATCCTAAAGCCGAAGACCTTGCTTACCAAGTCGTCACCCAAGTCTTCGCCGAAGTCTTCACCCAAGTCTTCTCCCAAGTCTTCGCCGAAGTCGTCTCCGAAGTCGTCTCCGAAGTCTTCACCCAAGTCTTCACCGAAGGGCCTTGCAGCTCCAAAGGATATCAGTAATAAGCTGGTAGCCGAGGAGACAACTGACAAGCCGGTAGAGACCACTCCAGCAGCGACCACTGAAGTGAAGCCGCAGGTTCAAGCCTCTGACTTCAGCCGCAGGTTCGTTCGCGCTTTCCGGTTGGCTCTATCCGCGCAGCAGAAGAACCTGATCGACAACCCGCTGAAGGCCTCGTGGTTCGAGACCCTCAATGGGATGAACATCGACAACCCGCAGGAGATCATCGAGGCGACCTTTAACCGGGCCGCTGCAGAGCACTTCGAAGTAACCCTCGCGAAGACTGCTGAGCTACTGGGTCTGAGCGATGAGGGGTTCGTAGAGCTAGAGGCCCAGATCGGTGGGCTGGATGTTCTTCCGCCAGTCACCGCAAGCGACCACGCCGCAGATGAGCGCCGGATCGTTGCAGCTGACCTCCGTGCACGCGCCACTCGCGCTTCAATTCCGCTTTCGACCGTGACTGAGGACCCTGCAGAGCTGGGGAAGGTTGAGCGGATTGCCCACGCGCTTCCAAGGCCACAGCTGGCCGGGATCAGCCGTTTTCCGAAGTACGGTAACAAAGCTCACTAGGGGCCAAAAAAGCTAACTTTGTTTTTGAAAATAACTGGAAAGAACTAAAGAAAGGGAGAGAAAGCAATGTTGGACAAAAAGAGAGGGTATTACGCAGACCGTCCGTTCTACGACGTCGACACCAACGTGAACATCTGGGAAGGCATGGTGGCGTTCCTAGCTACCTCGGGTAGCGCAACCGTCGCCACGACTGCAGCTTCCGGGGACATCCCGATCGGGACGTTCTGGAAGGACCGGGCAGCGACCTACATCCGTACGGTCGTTGAGACCAAGACCTTCAACGCTAGCGGTTACCTGACCCTGAGCCACGGTAGCCTGCTTAGCACTGGCGACATCAAGGTTACCAGCGCTGCTGGCGTGGTGTACGACATCGACACCGACTACGCGGTGACTCTGGCCAACGGCGTGATCGCCCGCGTTGGTGGGGACATCCCCGCGCTGTCAACCGTTGTGGTTTGGTACAAGTACCAGATCCAGACCGCCCAGGCGTACTGGGACAACGTTTCGACCAAGTACACTGCTGTAGGGTCGAACTACGACCGGCAGCCTGATGACACCCTTGGATCAGGCAAGGTAACGGTGGTAGAAGGCTTCGCGAAGATCTACACCGATCAGTACGATGTGACCCAGACCTACACGCTGAACGCGACTCTGTACGCCGATGCGAACAGCCTGTGGACCACTGACGATGGTTACACCACCGCGTGCGGTCGTGTAATCAAGGTGCCCGTGGCCAACGATCCGTTCCTGGGCGTGCAGCAGATCCCTGTGGCGCTCTAGCAGCGCTCTGAACACGGGAAGTCTTTAACTTTTTGATTTCAAAAGGAGGAAGTAGAAATGAAATTCAACCCGTACACCAAAAAGGCTTCCGGTGTCCAAACAGTGGAACGGAAGACCGGGATCCCTTTCAACCCGCTAAGTGTTGGAAGGACCTCGAAGGGCTCAATGCAGCGTTCCGCCCGCGAGCACATGTTCAATGACAAGGGCGAGATCAACGCCAGCACCAAGCACGAGGTGTTGGAGACGATCAAGCACTTGATCGACGGCATGTCGGACGGCACTTACGACGTGACCCGCACAGCGTCTTACGCTGGCGAGGGGATGAGCGCGCAGGAAAGCGATGCGATCCTTCGCGAGGCATTCTCTGATCCTTCTAGCGAAGGTTTCAGACACGTAGGTCAGGGCCTCCTGAATCCGATCAAGGAGGTCATTGACTACGAGGGTCTAGCGCGCAAGGTGTTCGCTCCTCGCACAGTTAAAGCTGGCGAGGTTGTGCGCTACGACAAGGATGTTTACATTCAGGGATGGGTGATCGCAGAGGATGGAACGACTCCACAGTCGACCGTGGAAGCTCGCTACATCTACCCGCCTGAGTTTGAGGTCACTGCTTATCCGAGCATCGAGATCAAGGATAAGTATCGTGCCCAGTACGACATCCTGGCGCGCGTGCAGGATCGTGCGCGCATGTCGATCGAGTACCAGGAAGATCTGGCGCTCATGAACCTCCTCGGCGCAGGCGCGAACCAGGTCAATACAACGACCTTCTTCGCAACCCTGAACCTGGCGGCTCTGGAAAGCATTCGTTATCAGATTGAGCGGCACCGCTTGATCTGCGACAAGTACATCATCCACCGTCAGGAAGTGTCCGACCTCGTGAACACCCTGTCGACGCAGGTCGATCCGGTGACCCAGCGCGAGTTGATCAT